TGTATCTGCTGTTAATCCTACGTTATCTCTAATTGTAAAGGCTAACTTCTGTGAAGTCCCTGCATCTAGCTTAACACCGTATGGAGGCATGAAGTTCTCAAGGTCAACGGTTATAAAGTAGCCATAATCGTTGGCACTATTCACACCTCGTAACTCATAACTAGACTCCACTTGAGTATGAGACAGCCTGAATAGGTCTTGATTACTTTTAAAACCATCGTGAACATCAATATCACCTAATGCGTAGGTGTAGAACAATCTAATACCATTAGTCAGTGCTGTTCCGTCAGCCCATTGATAAGGTGAACCTGCCGCACCGTAACCTACAATGATACTAATGTTAGTGATGTATCTGTCATTAAAACCGTCAGCAGGTATGTAGTAATCTACGTTTGTAACCGACCCATCTACACCCATATCGAATGAGCCAGAAGGCGTACCATCTGTAGTGAAGTATTGACGGAAGGGTCTAATCTTCTGTTGTTGAAATGACGGGTATGAGGACTGCATTACCAGAAGATGTTGGTCTTCTATTAATACCTCCTGATTACCGTTTGTTATCTCAACTTTAGCCATTAACTAGCTCCGATTGTTTCATACCAGAAGAAGCAATCATGTGAGCAAAGACCTGTCGTTCCTGTGTCATACTCAACAGCGATAGCCTTTCCCGGACCGAGTATCAACGAACCACTATAATCCATTCCACTTTCACTTAATGCTTCAGAACGATGTGAGCCAATTTGTTTAACTTGGGTAAGCCCTGTAATAGCTGTGTCACCTGACATACACGTTACTTCAGCAGGAATACCTGATGCTAAATTCAAGTTCGATGCTGTAACTACTTCACCTGCTGCTGCTGTACCTGATACTTCCCATATCTTCCACTTCACATTCTCTACGCTATGGAACTCAATATGCCCTATGAATAAGTTACGAGTCGTGCTGTCGTTGCGTAAGTACATTGAATACTCTCCCGCAGCTACAGTTAGGTTATCGTACACTGCGTTGAACGCTAAACCAAAGTCACGCGATTGGTAGAAGTACCTCGGTGCTGTCTTTGCTGATACGTTTAATCGTTGAACGACTGAGACTGAAGCCTTGCCATTCTTTCCTTTACCATCATCTATCGTTGCCATATTCAATATCTCCTAGTGTAATGCCTGTTCTAAATGCTTCTTCAAAACGAGCGTTTAGTAATTGTAGTTGTAAGTTTATGTTTCCTAGTAATTCAGTGTCGTTGTTTGCGCCTGTCGTTGTTATCTGTAATGATCCGCTTGTATCAACAGTCACACTTCGGTAATCACCTAGAGCATCTTTACCTTGTATCGTGGCTACTGTAGCAATACCAGAAATCTCATCAATAAGCGAGTTGCCTATCTCCTGACCAAGCAGAACATCAGAGTTACTAGAGTAATGCGTTTGAATGGATAGATTGACTGCCTCAACAGTACCATTCACATACCTAAGTCGCATGTACTTCTCTACAATATTCCACATTACAGGCTGCGCTGTACTTGTGTTTGATATAGTCCTCGGTACGCTAGAGAAGGTTTCGTTGTCGTGTGATACCTCTATCCATAGCGTTCCATTAGATGGGTTATCAGAATAGAATGAAACACCCATAGTGCCGTAACGAGTAACATCCTCACTAAAGCCTAGCCACTCCTCTGATGCTGTTAGTGTAGCCCAATCATTACTGTTATGTAAGGATGTTAAATTAGCCATCCATTTCATCTCTCATACGGTAGGTTTTACGTTCACTACCACTGCCATGTTCTTCTGTTTCTAGTAATGTCACTAGCATCTTAGCTAGTTTCAATGCTAGACCATTCTCATCAGACGTACTATCTTCTGGCTCTACTTCGTTTTCTTTCTCTTGGAATAAACCGTTCATTCTGCTCTCCAGTGGTTACTGTTGTATAGCTCTAAATCTTCTTTAAACAAAACCTCTATTTCTTTTCTCATCTCAGGAGAGAAGTAGGTTTCCCAATGCTCGTGTTCACTACTGTTAGTCTTTGTCATTGTTGGAAGCTCATATTTGAGTGTGTTCTTAACCCACCAATCATTCAAGTCTTCCATCTTGACTACTTCATCAATCTTGTGTCCACCTGTGAATGACACCTGTGGCTGTGTATGTATATTGTCATTGTACTTTAACTTGTACAAGTCGTAAAACTCATCTAACGTCATCCGTGCTTTATAACCTAAAACACCCATTCCTTCATTGAACGGTAGGTCTAGTCTTTTGTAACAGAAGAATGTCCATGCGGAAATCAATCTATCACAAGGATGTCTGACTACTATCATCCTTCTATCTTCACTATCCTCAGTACAATCAGATATTACTGCCCTTAGACTAGGCTTCTCAAACGCAGTATGTATAGCTGAGTGAGCGTTCTTAGGTATTAAATGTATTCTTAATCCCTTCCTTGATATTGTTCTTCCTATGTCCATAAAGAAAAGGGGTATCTCTACCCCAAATCAAATCTACCAAGCAGGTCGTCCTACTACAACTTTAACCGTTGCGCCATTGAGACCATCTGCCGCAAACTCAGCTTCATCAGCCATAACCTGAACGGTTACAGTATCAGCAGCCGAAACGTATGCGTTACACATTGCCTCGTTAGCACCATCATTAAGATCTACAGTTAGAGATACACCCATTACCATATCACCTAGTGCTACACCAGTTACAGTAATATCAAACTCTGTAACGGTTGTTAATGCTATAGCATCTTGGTCATCAATGGTGGCTTCTACTGTCCACACATTTGAAAACCACGATTGAGGGTTCAACCATTCACCTGCTGTATTTCTCACAGATGTAATTGTGTTAGCCATGTTACTCTCCTATTATAAAGGGGGTATTTCTACCCCCGATTAAGCTATGCAGGTACAACAAAAGTCAGAGCAGCGTCATCACGCAACTCACCAACACCATAAAGCGTGTCAGCAGTGAACAAGTCACCTAACCATTCTTGCTTGTACTGAGACTGAGTACGAACACCCATTTGCTCTACGTGAACAAGAGCAGACTTGTGCATCAACATACCTGCACGATACTTGGTATCGGTAGGGGTTGTCGTTGCCCAATCTACAGTGTTACCGTAAGCATCAACATAAGCTGAGGTTGTAGGAGCAGCAGAACTGAACGTACCAGATTGCGTACCCGTTACACTATTAACGTGAATCCAAGGACAAGCAGTAGAAACATATACAGGGATACCGTATAAGTCACCAATCAAACCTGTTCGGATTGAGTTACCCATAGAGGCTTCACCAGTGAACGCTTGCTCCGTAAAGCGAGAAAGACCTAAAAGGTTATTCTTCTCTACAGGAGGAATGATAAAGTATCGCTCTTCCATAGGAACATCGTTATCGTCAAGTGATTGAATCATTTCACGAATACCCGCATCTGCTAGTGCAGCACCGTTACCAGTGTTGGCATTAGCAGCACCAGAGAAGGCAGTCGTACCATCAGAACCAAGCACACCAGACTCATAGAGAGCAGCAGCCGAGTTAGTACCACCGTTAACCGTAGCACCTAAGATATGAATATCTTGGTCTACTTGCTTAGCTAGTGAGTAACCTGCGTCATCAGTGTAGAAACGACGATAGCTATCAATAGCTTGAGTAGCAGTAATATCTTCAATCAAACGAGAATACTCGTAGTGTTTGTTGATACTGATTTGTACTTCTGCTTCTGTGTCAGCAATCAGAGTAATTTGGGTAGAGGCAGCCTTGGCTGATGCTGCACCACGAGTTCCTTTCGGAATGTGAAGCGTATCACCCTTATTGCCACTATGTGAGATTTTAGTAACTAAGTTAGCTACTACTAGGTTGCTTTTGAAAGCACCTATGATTTCGTCACTCCAAATCTCAGGGATGAATTTATCCTGAGTTGCGTTCGTGACATGGTTTGTTCCTAAAGCCATGATATATCTCCTATATCGTTATCGAACCCGACCATCGGCATACGCTTGGCGTATCTCGTTAGCCATTTCCCAATATTTAGTGGGGTTATGGGTTCTTAAGTTAATTATTTCATTACGTTTGAATATCTTCGTACTCGTCTGTCCTGAACTGCCCGATTCTGTACTCATATCAGCTACTCGTTCTTGAACTTCTTTCTGTTTCTCTACTTTAGAGGTATC